CGAGTCGTTTGGTGGTGAAAGAAGACCGCGGGAGAGAGTGGCGGTGGAATCGCGTGATAAAAAATTCGAAGCCTTTGCGCGTTGAGCAAGGATGAATTCATCTGGCATCTTGTCTTGACGTGAGAAGTTGCATCTCTTACAGGCTGCGACAAGGTTGTCCGGCTCATCGGTGCCGCCGCGAGCCACTGGGATCACATGATCACATGTCGTTGCGTCAGCTCCGCACCAGTAGCATTCATATCCATCACGTTGCAAGATCCTTAGTCGTATTTTCTTCCAGTGTGTTGAGTTAGCTTTGCGCTGGCTGTGCATGGTCATGGCCTAATGGTATCCATTCGCCTTGAAGAACTCCCACGCTTTGCATGGAGTGGAGTATCGTCCTGCAATATAGCGAAGCGTCCAATCAATCTGACGGTATCCGTCTAGCTCTCTGTATTTTGTATTACGCATCTGGCCTATTCCGTAATGAGATCCATTCTTTGCCATTGGATTCCAGTGTCGATTCTCTCGATCGATGAGAGCGATAAAGCATTTAGTCTCTGACCAAGTAATGATCCTTGAATGTGCGTATAGCTTGTAATGATCTGCATCTACCTTTGTGCCTATAGCTTGCGCACTTGGTATCGTCGTTTGTAAGAGCAAGCCTATGAGTAGGCATAGCTTTCCCGTTAGCTGCATTCGCGCTTGCGAGCTACCCGCCTCAGCGGCTCGCTTTACGCGATGACAGCGTACTGCCTTAGTCAAATAGGTTGCAAATATGTGGACAACTTGAACGAGATTTCGGCGTGTCGGATATAGGTTATCCACAGGCTGTTGATAACTCTTTTGACTCGAACACGCTCCGCAAAGCAATTGGTCATCGACATAAGTCTTGCGACCGCAACGCTGACATTCATCATTCATTTAGATCCGCCCCATCCTTTGCCCTTGAAAATTGCCGGAGTAGCTGACCAGACGCGCTTCATTGGAATCATGCAGCTCTCGCAATATGGATCACGACTGAGCTGATCTGTTACTGGTCGAGATATTGTCATTCGAGAATCACACATCTCACATCTGAAATCGTAGTCGGCCATCACTGTGCGTCCGCTCTGCTCATAATGCCGATGACTCCACATCCAAGACACTGGACGCAGACATGATCATCGCCCAGATTGAATTCAGTCAAGACGCCGTGATCTTGCGCTTTCTTCTCGACTCTGCACTCATATCGCAGCTTCTCCATAGGAGCTCCTTATCAGCGTTTCAATTGGCTGGAGATCGCGCATATTGATCCACCATGAATCTTGCGTAGATTTCTTAAAGCGTGGACGCTTGGCCATTGATACCGGAATCCAGCCAGTGATGTGGAATTCTGGCGACTTACCAGTGACCAGCACTGCCACATCTGTATTGCGATCATTGGGATAAACAATCAGATGAAAGCCGGACTCTGTGTGTTTGACTTCGATGCCGTTTCCCACATCTGCAACGCGCTTGTACTTTGGTGCGAATGGATTAAATCTAAGTCCGTAATACTTAGCCACAATCCATTCAGCTTCTATTGATTGCGCTAGCTCCGTGACTTTCTCGTGAAAATTAAGACCTTGATGGTAACGCGGCTCTGATCCCATAGTCTGATCATCTGTCGCGCATAGCATCTTAATAGCTGCAAGATGTGAGAGCTGTTGCATCTCCATCGTTGATTTATGTTTCATCGTTGGACTCCGCATTTCACGCATTCGCGCCATTGGCGTGCTGACTTGTCGGATATGTTGATCCATTTGTGAAAGCATAGCCATCTCATTTCGCACACTTATAGCAGAAAAAGAGAATCGATTGTCCGTCAATTCGCTCCATGACGCCTTCGCTCTTAGGAATGGCCTTCGTGCAACTGTCGCAGTAGTCCCATTCTCCAACTTTGAATATCTGCATTTCGCCCATAATCACACCTGTGGCTTCCATGTGCCAGAGCTTGTCATGACGTACCAGAGCGGATCACATTGAGAAGCTTTGCTCTTCTCTGTGCAGCTGAAATTCGCCCATGGTTTGCCAGTCTTCGAGCTAACGCCTTCACGCCACACGCGTGTCCCATGTTGGCAGCGTGGAGCTTCTGCCATGACTTCAGCTCCAATCTTGTCCGTGATTGCTTCGATTGCTGATCCAATATTCGGCACTCCGATGTCTTTCGAGATTGCCCATGGATCTACATCGATGACCGGAGTCGAGTGCTCGACTTGCTCCATGTTCTGACGAGTCGGACGTGCATTAGATACGCCATCCGGCAGATTGATTGCACCGAGTACGAGATTCAAAGCGCGTCCAATTGCAGAGCTGACCGTATCTTCGACGTACCATTTTTTCATCTGGACGTTGTAAGTCGAGACGTGTCCGAATGCGTAATCGATGCCGGCTGGCAGTGTGTCATCGCTCTGACGATAGACGCGAGCTTCTACCAAGATGTAGCCATCTTTAGCCGAGAAGTCGATGATCGATGTCTCGATGCGGCCTGTGCTGAAAGTTTTTTGGAATCGCGTAATTCTGGCGGCGATGTCTTCGTATCCGTCCAAGAAGCTCATCGTGAGTTCTCCTGACTTGCGATGTGACGTGATACTGCGCGGCCGCGTAAGTATCCTTCACGCTGGCCATCTTTGAGTCCGATTGAATATCCGATCATTGTGAAGAGACCGATGGCCAAGATTATGGCGATCCACATCTGCACGAATTCGAATGTAGTCATGTTATTGCTCCCGAATCTGAGAGCCGCATTTCAGCTCCCTGCGGTAAGCGTGACGGATGAAGCTGACATCGTCAAGAATCGCGCTCGACTTTCGGCGTGTCTTCCGGCGATTTCGGTTTGTCTTTGAGTCCGTTTGATGCCAAGACTGATCCAAGAGCTCCAGTCAAGAAGATTGTGAGCGTTGAAAGAAGTTCGATAAATGCTTTGTCATTAGGAGCTTGATCTCCTAGCGGCTGAGTGACGAAGATGAGCGCGTACAGCATTCCGAAGACTGAGAAACAGAATGTGGCAGCTAGCACGACTCCGATGAACACGATGAGTCGAGCTTTAAGCTGCTCATTCGTGTAGCGACGAGATTGCTTCACGTGGATCATGCCCGAAGATGTCTTCCGTACATACACCGCTGGCTTTGCACTGCGGCGGATTGCATTCCGGAGTATCCCAGTTCTCGAAGAGTTGGCAGTCATATCGCGTCCATCCTTGGTAAGCGCACGACGACAGCGACAGGACTAGCCCCATTCCAATCGCTGCCGCCAGTGCTTTCCGGATCACTTTCCCTTGGTGATTCCGAACGATGCGTCTGATGGATTTAAGAATCGAAGAATCACCGGTAAGACGGCCGCAAGGCCAGCCATGCCAATAGTCTTCGGATCTGTTACTCCGGCCATATAGACCGCTAGTGATGCGGCTAAGAATGAGCGAAGCCACGATGCTGCAAGAGCTTGGATCTGTTTCATTTCTTTTTGTTACCTTTCTTGGGAGTTTCATCTGGAATCTCCACACTTGGAAATTCTCCCGAATAGGCGACAAGCTTCGGACGACCGAAGCCGACAATTTCTTTGCCCATGTTGCGTCGTTTAATCATGACCATTCCGCCATTACGCTGATCTCCACTGCCGGACGTGTTGCCTTCGATGCAGATCACTGAGTTGATGCCGGCTTTGACGACGATGCCGATGTGCGAAATGCGATCGATGCCGTCATGTGGGAAATCCATAAAGCATAAATCGCCCACTTGCGGCTTGTCTGTAATCCAGCGTCCGAGATCTTTCATCTTATTCGCTCCGGCAGCTGTTGAGACCATCGATGGAATCTTGACTCCAGCTTGATCGGCGCACCAGTTCACGAATGATCCGCACCATGGCAAGCCATCGGCCTTCATAAATTTGCCGTACTTGGTCAGATTGTCGCCTTCTTCAATCGTGCCGACTTCTGTCAGTGCCACTTCGACAAATCGAGCAGCTGTGCCAGTTGGATACGTCATCCGAGTAGGAGCTTCGCTTGCTCTTCGGTGATGCCTAGCTGTGCGAGAAGTGCCGCGCGATTAGCGGCCTTTTGAGCTGATGCTGCTTTTGCGGCGGATTGCGATGCTTGATCTGCTTCGTATTGAGCAAATTCTGCATCGTTCATTTCGCGGTCAATCACTTCATTTGTTTCCAAATCGTGAATTCTTACCATTGGTCGTGATGTTGTAGGCATTAGTTTACTCCGTAAATTCTGACTGTTCCGCCGCTAAATGTTGAACTGTTTGGCAAAAATGTAAGTGATGAAACTGCCGTTAGTTGATTGTAAAAACCATTGAAGGTGTAATAACCGAAAGTGTTAGTTGGATAACTGTCTGGCTGACTCCATGAATAACCAGTCACAGCGCGGAAATGGTCTGTGCTTGTGTAATCTTCAATTTCCATGACAGTAAATTGTCTTGAAGGTGAATTTCCATCAAGAACATCGGCAATAGTTATGGAAGTATTTGAAGGATTACCAAAAAAAGCACCAGTGTTCCAGTTTGCTGTGTAATGTCTGTTCGCTGTCGAATCGCCATTTATTCTGACCTGTAAAGAAAATCCAGAATCCAGTGCTAAATAAGCAGTTGAAACATAAATAACTAATCTTTTGTAACTTTGTGAAATACTAGAAATTGCAGTGCTTGAACCTGAAAGTGTTGTGGTGCTAAGCAAAGTCATTCCACCTGCGGCCGCGGTTGCCCATTTCATTCCAGTCGATTCTGCGCTATCGGCAGTTAATACTTGACCATTTGTTCCAACGCCTAAACG